AAGAGTTCAAACGCCTCTTTAAACAATGGTTCATCAAGAAGTAGTTTAGCTTTTTCGCCTCTTGATACTTCTTTACTTAGATTGGTTTTGTCCATTAGTTACGTTTTGCATGATTTGTTGTGCTTGGTCAAGTTGTTTATCAATGCTTTTTTGAGCTTGTTCTCTTATCTTGCCTTGTTGAACTAAATCTTCTTTTGCAAGTGTTGCATCACGCCTTATTTCAGCTTCATTAATTTTTGTTCCGTATTGTAGCTCAAGTTCTTTAATTCTAGTTTCAAACTTCAGTATCATTTCTTGATAGCCTTTTTCTAATTCTTTTATTCTAATTTCACTATCTATTTGTTTCCTGTAGTTCTCACCTTGAACTTGTAATTGAGATACTTTCTCAAACTCTGTTGGTTGTGGTGGCTGTGGTGGAGGCATTTGTTGCATACCTACATCAGGGTCTGTAAAGAACAGACCAGCATTTTTTAATCCAGCGTTTTCTACAATTTTTGAAAGTGTGTTGTAGATGTTTCTAAGATTCACCATTGGACCAGCAGGAGTACCTTGTAACTCCAATGCTTTTAATTGAGTTTGTAAAATATTGTTTAGGATTGCAAGTTGTTGATCTCTTGATCCTGTACCTAAACCTACGTTAATTGAAATGTTGCAACGATTACGCCACTCCATTGGTCTAAATGGTACGAATGTATTTCTAATTTTAATAATACGTTCTTTATCTTGATGTTTAACCACCAATTCAAATATCTTTGTAAACATATCTTTAACACCTGTTTCGGCAAAGATACGTGCAATCAACTCGACCCTCATTTGAGCTTGGGTTAATATTACATTAACACCAGTTGCTGTTTTGTTTAGAGAGTCAGCATCCATGCCTTGCGAGTATCTTGTTATTCCTGTACGTTGTTCTCTTACTGTGTCAAGATATTCAAGGAGTGGAAATGCTTGTTGATTAATAGTTTGTGTTTGCATTGGCATCATAACTTGACCTGGAGAACCTTTAGTTCTTACTACACCACCTGGTCGGTTAGTGAGTAGGTCGTCAAGATTTACTTGACCATCCATTACTGCAACTCTGTTGTTGTTTGTTAAATACATATTATCTAACAACTGCCTCATCACTGTAGACTTAATAAGTTGTAAGTCCTCAGTCATTTCAGAAACTGATCTACCAAAAAATCTGTGTGGAACCATAATTGGTGTTAATGATACAAACGGTATGCTATCGCATAGTTCGTTGTCTAATATTTCATAACCACCAGTACCTGCAATAGTTATTTTTCTTAACTTGGCAATGCCATCACCTTCAACGTCAATGCGTGAGTAACATTCAAATATTGTAATTTCATCTGTAGATGCTTCACCTGAATTACTATCGAAATCATAATCTAAATTACGATGACGTGCTATTTTTTCTTCATTGTATTTGTCAGCAACATCACTAGGTAATCTACTAACTATGTCTGCATCAAATCCTGCTTCAATTAATTCTGTTCTTGTGACTGTTGTACGGTGTGCAAGAAAATTTGCATCTTGTAAACTTTTTGCTCTACGTTCAATTAAAAATTCTTCAGGTGGTATTGTTTCTATTTTAACTTTACCATAAGTTTCTATGCGTGTAATAACACAATCGTGTAGCATTGGTGTTGGTGCATCTTCTATTTGTTGCATCAACATTGGGTCATCTGTTTGTTCCATCATTTTTTGTTTTGCAGTGATGGCATCTTGGTCTGCGTATTCTGAATGTTCTTTAACTTCTACACCATCCTCATCAATAAGCATAATGTATTCATCTTCACTTAACTTTTCGTAAGTTTCTTGTTCTCTTTTTTCAGATGTATCCCAGTATATTTTTGCAATACCATTTTTTTGTATTAAGGCATCTTTGAATAGCGTGTAAAGAGCAACAAACCCATCGTTGTCTTTATTAAAAACGTAGTTTAAATAATCACTAGCTTGTCTTGCAACTTCTTCATCTTCTGCAGTCACAGGATCGCATCTAACGACATCATCACTAGCTGCAAATGTTCTAAGTAGAGTTGGTAAAATTGATTCAATAACATCACTAACATCTGTTGAAACAACTTGTGATCTACCTTCTTGTTCGTTGCCGAATGGTTCACCAAAATAATACTCCAAAGATTTTTGTCTTTGACTTGTTACGTCTGAACCTATGTAACCTAATGATGAACTAATTTCAGAATGTAATATTGAAGAAAGTTCTGAATCTGTTAATGGTTTTCCTTTTGTCATACTAAACTATATACCTTGTATCTACGTTAATTTCTCTAGCCCATTGACTTTTAGTGTCAGGGTCTATTGCACAACCATAACGAAACGCATCGGCTCCGTGTGAACTCCAATCGTGCAAGGGTTTATTTTTAAATGTCTGCATCTTATCATCAAACTCTTTACGGTACTGTCGCAAACATTCAATACCAAGTTTACAGCGATTACGGTCAAACCAACATCTATCAAGTGTGTTTCTAACAGACTCAATACCGTGTTGTATTTCTAATTTAGGACATACATCAAAATTAATTCCAAGTTCCCTTGCAACTTCTAATCTTGATTTACCTGTACCCAATTCACGTGCCACAATGTCGTGTGGTGCAATGTGCCTACCGTAGTTGTATGCTTTATCTTCAAGAACACCTGCATAGTGTGCAAGTGATTCTCCAGACGTTTCGTAATAATCTATGAGGTGTACCTCATCTCCAACTCTTTGTGCAAACCAAATGGAAGTAGAATCACCTATTCCTAAATCCCACCACGTTTCCACGTCAATATTTTCATCGTAGTCTACTTCTGCAAGTCGATTTTCTTTTTCTGCTTTCTGTATTTGCTTACCGTAATAAGCACCAGATACTGCAGCTTGGAAACTACATTCAAACTCTTGTTCGTACTGATCTTCTGGCATTGTAGCTCTTGCTTCATCCAGCTCATCAGTATCAATAACTTCTGTTTCAGAAGCTCTATATAAAACTGCTTTCCAGTTTCCACCTCTACGTCTTGCAAGATCGTAAACATCCCAAAACTGATTATGACCCATTGGCGTACCAATGAATATAACATAACCTAGTTTGTCAGAAACTGCAGGTCTAACTACTTCAGTCCAAGTACGAGGTGACATTAAAGCAAACTCATCCATCACTACTCCATCAAACCCCAAGCCTCTAAGGGCATCTGGGTTGTCAGCACCGAATATTTGTAAACGTGAACCATTCCATAGGTCTACCTTTAATTCGGTTTCGTGTCTACTCCCCCCAAGTTTCATTAAGGGTTGCGTGTATTCTTTTAAATAGTCAAAAGCTACGTTTTTACCTTGTCGGTAAGTCGGTGCAATGTATGCCAAGCGTTGATTTGGTTTATGTAACGCTGTCTTTATAAGGTGGTTTATTGCAAAAACGGTTTTTCCAAATCTGCGATGACAACAAATTACATTAAATCGTTTTAATTGTGTGTGTAATTCTTTTTGTAATGGTCGTGGTTTGTAGGGTATTTCAATTTTCAACTTATTCTTTCCACTTAACTTCTATCTCTACAGGTTCTCCCTCTTCACCTTTAATTTTTTGATCTACAGAAGCTAATCTAGGATGTACGAATGGTGCAGCTTTCTCGGCAGCCCACATCTTCTTTTCAGGGGATGTTTTTTTGTCGTTTAGAATGTTTAGCATATACTGTAGGGGAGTTTTAGCACCCTTACGTAGCATTTTTTCTAATCTTTCGTGCTTAGTTCCTGCGGTGACACCTCTTGGTCTACCTGCTCCTGCTCTTTTTCCTCCTCTTTGTGCCATTATACTAAAGATACAATAATCCCTATGACAATTAGCACAACTACACCAGCTTTAATGTAGTCTTTTGTTTCCCATAATTGATAATTCTTTACCCAATCAATAATTTCATATACTTTTTCCATAATTTCTCCTTACCAAGCCTTACAGCTCCAGTATTTTGCAGTTAATTTACTTATTTTACCTTTATCGCAACCGTGTCTAGCACGAAATGACTTCCGTCTAGCAGGATTGCTTTTTTTAATAGACATATTGGGGTCGCCAAAGCGTACCAAACGAATTTTTTTGCCTTCTTTAGCAAGAACAGCAGACTTTTTAGATTTGCCAGGTGTACGTTTCGGTTTATTATAGCCAGAAAATCGTTCCCCTCTATAATTTATCATACCATTCTCCTAGTTTTCTTTTTAGCAAATGTTTTTACATTAGTAGGTTTACCGCCTACTCCT